AGGGGCAGACGATTTATGAGACTGACACCAAGAAGCAACTGACATACGACGGGGCTGGCTGGTACCCGCCGTGGAACCAGCCGTGGGGGCTTGTCGCTAAGGCCGAACTGAGCGCAAACACTAGCGGCATCACTACAGGCTCAGACCTCGCTACTGGCGACCTCACGTTTACGGCTGTTGCTGGCAGGGCTTATCGAATCTACTCTCAAGTGCTAATCACTATTGGCGTTGCCGATGCTTACTTTGGACTGCAAATCAAGGAAGGTTCGACAATCCACACGACCGGCATAAGCACGGTGATTCAGAACACCGGATTGGCGACTCTCTACGCATCGCGTGTTATGACATTCTCTGCCGGTTCGCACTCGCTCAAGATGCACGTTTACCGCCAACTTGGTGCTGGTAATGCCGCAACAGCCATTTCCCCATCAAACCGACCGGACTATCTGATGGTTGAGGACATAGGCCCCGCATAAGTGACCCCCACCCTCCTACTCGCGGCCAGCCCTAGCGCATGACCCTCCTCCTCCTACTCACAAGTTCCGGGGTACAGCATTACGCGTCTGCGAACGTCGCGGCGCAGTCCGGCGTCTCAGCGACCCTCTACACCTCGAGCCACCGCGCCCAAGCTGCCGTACCAGGAGCTTCATCTCCTGCATTCAGTCTTGAGTCGCGTGCTTCGGACCAGGCCGCAGCCGCGATCACGGCGATCTCGTCTATTTCGGGAACTCTCACCAACGCGACTGACAAGGCCGCCGAGGTCATCACCGTCGTCTCCGATGTGCAGGCGACGCTCAGGAACCAGACGCAGCGCGCGTCGATAGCCATTGGCGCTGTCTCATCATTTTCCGCCGCCCCCTATATCCCCCCGGCCGTAATTGCCGCCGCCCTAATCCCCGCGATTGCCGAGGTCGGGTTCATCATCCCGCCGCGCTCACTCAGCGGCGTTGCCTCAGCAAGCGGCGGTCGTTCCAGCTCCGGTTCTGCATCCGGCTCATCCCGCGGCGTTGCGGGTACCGCAACATCTGCATCAGGAAGGTAAGAAATGTCGACCTCTGAAATCCCTCCGCAGAGCGCGCCACGCGTCGGATCGCTCTTCCGTGGAAAGGGCGACGCCTCCGGCAACCTCATGAAGATGGTCGCCCAGGGGCGCGAGCTGGCGAAGGTGGAGCGCAACCGCTGGCAGATGAACCGCTACATGTACCGCGGCGAGCAGTGGATGCGGGCTCGTCCGGGGACTGGGTTCTCGTCGGGCCGTCTGGAACTCCTCATGGATACCCCTCGCGCGCGCCGGCGCGACACGTTCAACCGCCTCAGGCAGATGACCGATGGTCGTGTTTCCCTCCTGACCGCGCAGCGCCCCCCGTATGAGGTCATCCCGAACACCCGCGAGCAGAACTCCATCGACGCCGCCCGCCAGGCGAGCAAGCTGATCGCTGCCAAGTGGGACGATTCCGGCTGGGCCGTCGGCTCCGCGATCAGGGACATGGTTCTCAACGGCGAGATCGACGGCGTCTCCTACCTCCATGTCTACTTCGACCCGGATTCCGGCGACGTCACTCACATCCCCTACTCCAAGGAGAGCGGGCAGCCGATCTCGTCGCGCGAGGAGTTCGAGGCGCTCTCCCAGCAAGACCCGATGGGCGAGTCGCTGTGGGAGTACCGGCCGATGAAGCTGGGCGAGATCGTCTGGCGCGTCGTGCGCCCCGGTGCCATCAGCGTCGACCCGTCGGTCACCAAGTGGCAGGACTGCCGCTGGATCATCGAAAGCCGCGTCTTCCCCCGGTCGATCATCGAAGCGCAGGCCGGGAAGAAGCTTGACGACATCTTGGAGGAGTCGTCGCGCATGGGTCAGGCCGGCGCCTCCGGCGGCGCATTCACCCGTGCCGACATCGCTGCTCCGGTCAACCTCGAGGACGACGGCACGAACCAGCAGCGCCTCGTTCCGGGCCGCGATGAGTTCCTCGTCCATGAGGCATACATCAAGCCCGGCGGTGACTGGCCGCGTGGAGCCCACATCAGGTGGCTGGACCGCGCTCCCAACCTCCCCCTGATCTCTGAGCCGTACATGGAGTACGAGCTTCCGTACAAGCCGTTCAACCCGAAGCCGGACGGCGGGCACTGGGTGCGGGCACGCGGAACGGTGGATGAACTTCGTCCGATCCAGCAGCGTTTCAACCGGATCCTGTCGCTCCTGCATGAGTGGCTTGAGCGGGTCGCTCGCCCGCCGATGATCGTCCCAATCGGGTCGGTGCGTAACCAGGAAATCTTCAACGACAAGGGCATCATCGAAGTTCACCCCCTCGGTGACCCGCACTTCATGCCCATCTCGTCTGAGCCGACCGCGGTCCTGACGCAGCACCTCCAGTGGTGCGTGCAACAGATGGCAGAGATCGCCAACCAGTCAGATGCGATCCGTGGATTCAGCCCAGGTCAGGGTGTGGAGTCGGCAATCGGGATCCAGACCCTCGCACAGAACTCCGAGACTCAGCTCTCGGGGACGGCGGCACAGGTCGCAGGGGCCGTGGAGTGGGGCCTCTCGCGTTCCCTGCGCCTTGTCGCCCAGCACTACGTCATGCCGCGGCTGGTTTCCTCGGCAGGCGTTGACGACACATCTGAACTGCGCGCGTTTGTCGGCTCCCAGATCAAGGGCGCGGAGGACGTCAAGATCACCGCGTCGATCCTTCCCAAGAGCCGCGCGCTTCAGTTCCAGACCCTGATGCAGCTCGCCCCGCTGGTCGGGCAGGACATCCGCCCCCATGTGGCCCGTTTCATGGAGGGCTCATACGACGAGTTCATCACCGCGGAAACGGCGCAGCGCAACCGGCAGAAGAGGGAGAACTCAGCCCTCGCCGCGCTCGCGACCTACCCGCAGCGCGATCAGGTCTACAAGGACTTCATCCAGCTTCAGTCCAAGTACATGGAGGCGGTCCAGATCGCGATCTCTCAGGGGCAGGATCCGATGCAGACGCTGATGGCGTCTGGGATCCAGCCACCGCAGGTTCTCAACATGCTGCGTGACGCCGGCGTCGCCATCCCCACCGTGGAGGACTACGACGACCACGCGCAGCACATGAGAATGCTTGACGACTGGCGTCTCTCCGATGGATACGACGCTGTTCACCCGCTCGTCAAGCAGGCTGCCCGCGAACATGCGGACCAGCACAAGAAGGCCCTCGCGCAGACGATGCTCTCCATCGGCGCACAGCAGCCGATGCCGCAGCCGGGCCAGCAGCAGGGCTCGCAGCCCGCGCCGAAGGGCCAGCCGTCGCCGCCCAAGCAGCCCGGGCAGCCGGCGGGTCAGTCAACGATGCCTATCTCAGGAGCGAACTAGGTCATGTCAACCGACATCGACGTCATCTCTGGCTTCGGGAACGGATTCTCCAAGGAAGTTGAGGCGATCCTCAACGTGGCCGACCGTGGCCTTCTCTACCCGCGCGAGATCCGAGAGAACCTGGCGAAGACCGGGATGATCATCTACGAGGAGGTCGCCCTCCCCGATGTGGACCCACCGGCCCTGCCGGACGAGTCCCCGCACACCGTGAACCCCGAGGAGTTCGAGGACTTCTCTGACGACGAGGAGATCGAGTGAGTACCGACTACCACCCAGGCTTTGAGGGTGGCGAGGAGGGGTCCGCTTCTCCTCAGCCGCCTCAGCCAGAGGCAGAGGCGCAGCCGCAGAACAACCCTTGGGAGCCCTGGCAGCAGGCTGGCTGGGAGCCTAACGAGGTCAACCCCTACGAGGTGCGTCAGGCATATGACGGCTGGCAGGCGCTCGGTAACCGCGACACGCGCGACTACATGCTCGAGCGCATGATGCAGGGGCATGAGCTTCCCGATGGCATGTCATGGCAGGACGCCAAGGAGGCGATCCAGCAGGCGTGGCAGATGCAGCAGGATCCGTTCATGCAGCAGGATCCGTTCGTGCAGCAGACTGACCCCTACTACGGCCAGCAGCAGATGGACCCCTACGGCCAGGAGCAGTACTCCGAACCAGTGAACCCGGCCGTCGATCCCTACGCGCTCAGGCAGGCGTGGCAGCACGATATGCGTGGCGAGCTTCAGCAGTTCCAGCAGCAGTTGCAGGAGGAGTACGAGGAGCGCGCCATGGCTGAGGACTTCAACCGGTCCATGCACTCCCTGAGGGATCAGCACAACCTGAGCGATTCAGATGTCGCTTTCATCGCTCCGCGCGTACAGGACTACATCCGTCCAGACGCTCCGATCTCGCAGGCGGTCGAGCAGGCGTACCGCGAATTCGATGAGTGGCGCCGGAACGCTATCGCGTCGATGGCGGGTCAGCAGCAGCAGGCCCCGCAGACGTTCTCCCCCGGCGGCATCGCCGCATCGCCGGACCAGCCTCCGCGCTCCATCGCGGAGGCCGCTCAGATGATGGAGAACCGCTTCGGCTAGGAGTTGCCCTTACGCAACCCCATGAGGAGCCCCGCAAGGGGCTCCTCTCGTTTCCCCCGCCGTAATTAGGTATAGTTAAAGCGCACGGCAGTCGGCTCCGGCGGGTGGGCAAAGTTCCCCGGGAGGACGGTGCGGAAAACACAGGGCTCACGCCCTGTTTCCCCGTCCTTCCGTAAGAGGAGAACCACAAGATGTCGCTTTATTCGGCATCCAGCGCGTTCGCCAAGGACACCTGGCTTCCGGGGCTCAACTACGAGCTTCTGAGCGAGCCCGGCACCCTGCTTGGGTGGCTCGGTTCGTACACGGACAGCCGCGTGACTGTGGATGTTGAGGGCCGGCGTTCCTACGTCAAGCTCCGCATCGGTGACTCGCTGGGTCAGGCCACCATCTCGCAGGGTGGCGACTACCCCAACCCGGGCGACCCGACCTACGACGAGGCGCAGCTCAACCTCGCTCACCTGTCGCACGCCCTCTCGTTCACCATGGAGGAGCTGGCGCTCCTTGAGTCGGCTGAGGCTGCTGCCGTGCCGATCATGGCTGAGAAGATGACTGCCGCCAAGGAGGCCATGTCCTCCGACATCGAGCGGCAGGCGTGGGGCGACGGCTCCGGCGTTCTCGCGAACGTCGCCTCGTCGTCCGGCGCGACCATCACCCTGGACGCCACCACCTCGTCGCAGATCGACCGCGACCGCTACATCTGGGTTGATGACGCCAACCGCGCTCGCTACGACGTCGTGAATGGGTCGACCGGTGCCCAGCAGGTGACGGGCTTCACCGTGTCGGACATCAACGAGTCGACCAACGTCCTTACCTGCTCGGCCACGATGACCTCGGCCACCTCGGCCGGCGTCGTCGTCCGCTCCGGTACCTGGGCGTCTGGCGGTGCCTACTACTCGCTCGAGTTCCCGGGCGTGAAGGCGCTGGTTGACGACGGCAACACCTACCTCGGCATCGACCGCACCGCGTCGGGCAAGGGGTACTGGAAGGCCATCGTCAACGACAACTCGGGCACGCTCCGTCCGCTGACGGAGGAGCTGATCCACCAGACCATGAACAAGGTCGCGCGTCGCAGCGGCAGCCACCCGCAGGGTGACTACGCCGCGTTCGCTTCGCCGGGTTCGTGGACCGCGTACCACCAGATCATGACCCCCGGCCTGCGCTACACGGTCGACGGGTCGGCGGACATCGGCTTCGGCCGTCCGCTGGAGATGCTGGGCGTGCCGCTCTACCGCGGCGTCCGTTGCCCGCGCAACTCGATCTACCTGCTGAAGAAGTCGTCCCTCAAGTTCGTGCGCCCCAAGCACACGAAGCCGGGCGACCTCCTCAACTTCGTCAACATGGGCGGTTCGGAGTTCTTCCTCCAGAACGCGTCCAGCGGTCAGGGCCACGCGGCTGCCGTCGTGGCGTACCTCGACGGTTTCCTCGGCATGATGTCGACCAAGCCGCGCGACCACGCGCTGCTGGGTGACATCACCGAGGTCGCCAGCACCTACTAGGTGATCTGATGGCCGTCTCCGTCACTGTCAACCGCACCGACTCGGTCGGTCGTTACACGAAGTACGTCACGGGAACGATCACGTTCGACAGCTCCTACCCGACGGGTGGGGAGCCGCTGTCAAACAGCGACGTCCAGCTCTCGAGCAAGATCGACTTCCTCCAGGCGTCTTCGGTGGACGGCTACATCTTCGAGTACGACTACACCAACTCGAAGGTCGTGGCCTACCTGCCGAACTCCGACGCGACGGCCCCGTCTGTCGCCAAGGAGGTCGCGAACACGACGGACCTGTCGTCGGTGACCTGCAACTTCATCGCTTTCGGTTACTAGATGAAGCTCGCCAGTTCTCCTGTCAACGATCTGCTGTACCCCGACTGGAGGTTCGTGGAGGAGGATCTCCACAACGTCTCTGGTCGCGTGCAGGATTACGACGAGGAGGCCCGACTGGCCCGGGACAATGTCTCGGGCCAGTTGGGGCTGGCGAGGCGCATTTCCAACCCCGACCCGACCGGCTCCGGCTCGATCTGGGTCATCGCAAAGCGTCTCACCGATTCCGACGATGAGCCGCTTGCCGGCGAGCCCGATGCGCGCGTGCTGGAGCAGCAGCGGGCCTCGGATGCATTCCGCATCCAGAACGTCGACGCATGGCGTCGCACCCAGGAGAAGGTCTGGGAAGCGAATGAGCGTCGACGCATCCAGCGTGAGATCGAGAAGAACATGGCGAACGCAGAAGAGTTCGTCTGGACCGCGCGTCGCAAGGATCTCAATCAGGCAGCGCCGGTCAGGGTGAGCAAGGACGTCGCCTGATGGCGAGCGGCGACTTCGCTGACCTCTACACCAAGGCGATCTACGGATCGCGGCGCGATACCTCTGACTCATTCGACGTTGCCCGCGCGAAGGACGCGATCAACGAGGCTTTGCAGGCTGTGTCGTTCACGGGCGACCCGTGGAGCTGGCTTGAGCGCGAAGGAGAGGTGACCCTCCAAGTCGGGGCCGACGTCTACTCCTACGCGACCCTTGGCACTGCGCTCGGGACGACCGTCAGCGAGATCATGTCCTTGGTCATGGACAACGAAGACGGTGGGTATCGGCTTGAGTCCATGTCATGGGACGCGCTTGAGAACGTGACCTACGGAACCCAGGACGACGAGCAGTCCGGTGAGCCGATCTTCTGGGCTGACTGGGACTCAAAGATCAGGGTCTACCCCAAGCCCGACGAGGCTTATGTCTTGGGCGTCTTCTACCGCGCCTACCAGTCGGAGCTTTCAAGCGACTCAGACGTACCACTCATGCCGCTTGAGTGGCGCACGCGCCTTCTGGTCCCCTACGCCTGCTCGCGCCTCCTGCGGCAGGAGGGCGGATCTGAGGCGGCCTCAGAAGCCGACCGCTACATGGGCGAGTACCAGCGCGCCTTCCTTGAGTGCCGCAACGCCTGCGCGACCATCAGCTCTCCTGCCATGCGCCTCGCGACCCCCGCCTGGCGTGACCAGATGTGGATGGGCTGATGCGCGAGATCGTGATCGCGCGCCCGTTCGCCGGCGGATATCGCTCAGATGCTCCCGACTACGCGCTCGAGGCGAATGAGTGTGCGTACTCGCAGGACGTCATCGCCCCATTTGGTATTGCACAGCAGAGGTGGGGGTGGAACTTCGACGGCACGACGACGGACGCGGCGAAAAACCTTATTGGCGTGTCCAGATCGCGCTTCCCGATCACAGAGCGATCAGTAACGCTTACGACAACCGAAGACGGATACGTCTATATCCATAACCCGGCGTCTTCTGGGACAGCTGTATGGGAGAACAACCCCCCATCCTATTCAGCATCGTGGATCCCCCGCTGCATGTATAACGGCGAAGTAATTCTTTGCGCCCAAGACGGTGTTACCCCGCTCCTCCGCTACGCCGGTTCGACCCTCGCCAACTCCGCAGGATGGCCGACAGGGGGGACCGGTCTATGGTCTATTGCGGACCAGTCATCGTCTCCAACTATTTCATTAACCACATGGCCGTCAGGCACCGAAAAGGGCGCCTTCTTCAGCGCCCTGTATACAAACGCAAGTAGCAAAGGGTTTTTCCCGCACATTTCGTCAAGGGTTCTTGCGAAGTCTTCGTCGACGGTCATCACCCTTGATGGAATACGCAACTCCTCGGGTTCCCCGACTCCAGCAACGGGCGCGACTGGGACGTATGTGATGCCGGTCGGTTTTGCCTGGCCGGGGGTGTCTGTGTGGGACACCGGCACATCAACCGGCAACTCCCCAACCCTGAGTCAGTTTTCGTTTTCCGGCGCCGATCTGGCGAGTGCTGGGCTGTTTGTGGACTATGTCCCGATGAATGACTGTCTCTTCATTCAGAACCCAACCTCGGGCTCCCCGCACATCATGGTGTCCGTAATTTCGTATACCGCTGGCCCGCCCGAGTTGCTGAATGTCCAGCCAGCCCCGCAATCGACGTTTGGCTCAACGCAGTACCGGATATCCCGTCGCCTCCCCTTCAAGGACGCTGCGGTTCACAACAATTCATTGTGGGGTTGCGGGGTTCGGCAGTACCCAAACCGGGTATACGTCGGTCCGCCGCTTTGGGACATCGGAAACCCGCCGGGGTCGATTCAACCTTTTGACCCAATTTCCGACAGCACATTTGCCGACGTTGATGAGTTCTTCTTAACGCCGGTTGACGTTCCCTCTCGCTACGACACTGACCCGGTCGTGTCTATTCTTGCAACGCCTGGCCCCCTGCTTGTGCTTAAGGGGGCGTCGGTATACGGGATCTATGGCTCGTATCCCAGCTACGAGCAGTCGCTGATTGCCAATGGCTCTGGGTGCATCGACCTTCGCTCGGCAGTTTCTGTTGATGGCGTTGCGTATTGGGCAGGCCGTGACGGCATCTTCATGTATTCGGGCGGTCAGATCGTCCCAATAACACGCGGCAGGATCGAGCGTGAGTGGCAGGCGCTCATGCGTGGGTACGTCGACGGCACCTCATGCGTCTCCACCGCTGTTGTCACGAATCATCTTGTCGTATCTGTTGCGTCACTTTCCACCTCCGCTACAGGCGAGGCTAAGGTCGGTCCCGATTCGTCCAACCCGTCTGAGCGCACATATATCTATGACCTCAAGGCGCAGGTGTGGACGTCGCGCATCAGCAACGCCAAGATGCGGAACATGTCCTCGGTCCGCGTCCCGGGCGAGGTTAACTCGATCTTCGCAGTAAGCGACGATTACCAGGGCCGCGTAATCGACGTCACCCCAGCCGTGACTGGAACGAAATGCACCGACCGCGCAGCTCAGACGCTCACTGACGCGGATCCGAACGACGCAGCCGGGGACGGACCCCGTATGCAGGCATGGACCGGCTCGTCACTGGCCGCGGCTAACGGTGTCGACGGCGAGGCGCGGTTTGCGGATCTCGCCGTGACCACGAACCTCGTTGACTCAGCCGGATCACCAACTGCCGCTATCGACGTCAGCACTTTCCATGGCGGTGGTCTTGACGATCAGGCCAGCACGGTCGTCGCCCAGGGCACGATTACCGGTGACTCCGTTGATCGTGTCGACCGCAAGAAGTTCCGGGTCAACCAGACAGGACGTCTGCATCAGGTTCGCATTGACATGGACGTCACTTCGGCCACAACGACGAAGACCCAGATTCCCGAAATCACGGCGACCTTCCGCGATAGCCGGAGGATGACATGACGACGTCGAACTTCTGGGGTTTCCAAGAGAAGACCCCCGACAAGGAATTCTCCGCTCCTTACGACACCAGCACAGTTATCCGTGAGTCTCTCCGCGATGGGTCAACGACCTCCAACCTTCCCCGGCAGAACGCATCTCCGATAGCTCAGACATCCGGTGGCATTGGGATCCAGAACATCAAGCGCGCGTTTCTGAACGCTGTCCCGTCGCCGCTTGGTATTGATTTCCAGACGACCAGCACTTCCTACGTCCGTGCAGGATCTGAACTGTCTGGATCGGTTGAGACGTCGGGCCGCCCCCTGATGCTGCTTGTCCGTGGCAACGCTGGGATATCAAGCGGCTACGCGACCATCAGCGTCTTGCTCAATGGCGAAGAGGTGACGGGCGGCGACGGAATGTCTCGCGTCTACCCGTCAAACCAAGAGACGTTCTTCGGAATGTTCGTCGCTACGCCGCCTGCCGGCACGCAGAGCATCGCGATGGTCTGGAAGACAAGCACTGGTTCCAATGTCCTCATGCCGCGCTCTTGCCGGCCGTCCGTAACAGCGGTGGAGATATGAGTACCAACTACTTCCGTCCGACTACCTACATCACGCGCCCCTCGCGGCCGGCGCAGGTTCAGATGCCGGCTGCAACGACTGGCAGCGGTCTTCCCACGCGCGAGAACTTCCAGGTTCAGTTCAACGGCCAGAACGCGCCGAACCAGGGGCAGATCACCAACCTGTTCAACACCCTTTACGGCAAGGGGACGGCAGGGCAGGACGGCTACCTGCCGGGCATTAACGAGATTGCTGCTCGCCAGTACGGTACCCAGAAGACGAACGTCCAGAACGCGCTCCGTGGTTACGGAGGATTCTCCTTCCGCCAAGACGACCCGAATACGAAGGACGTCGATGAGTCTCTGATGCTCGACTACACGCCCGACCGGCTCGGGCGCAACGAGCGTCAGGCTGTCCTTTCAGCGCGGGCCGCTGCCAACGCGCGAGGGATGCTCTCCTCGGGGTTCGCTGACAAGCAGATCGGTGCTGCGCTTCAGCAGGTGAGCGCGGATGTCGCGGCAATCGTTCGCCAGTACAGCACGAACATCAACGCCATTGCGACCAAGTATTTCGATCCCTTTACTGGGCTCCAGGCGCAGGCGATAGGCCAGATTAACTCCCTTTACGGGTCCGACTCCACCTGGCTGACAGACCGTCAGGCAGAAGCCGCAGCAGCAGTTGCAGCGACGCCTGCTCCGGCCCCTGCTCCGGCCCCTGCGCCTGCTCCTGCGCCGTCACCCCTGCCCGAAGCAGCGCGTCCTAGCGAGAGGACTGTCTGGAGGGGAGCAAACCGGCCGAACATGGCGACGCTCCGCAAGAGGCACCCCGGCATGAATCTCCGGGTCGTGGTCGTCCGACCGCAGGGCGCGCCTCCCAAGTACGTCGTCTACGGAGTTCCGAGGTAGCAATGGCACGCCGTCCACAGCCCCGCATCTTCAACCTTTCCCCGTATGCCGGCGCGCCGATGGTCGACCTCTCGTCTGGACGCGTGACGCGCAGGAGCGGGAAGAAAATCAAGCGCAATCCCCTCGCCGTCCCCGGCGAGTTCGCCCTTCGGCGCCGCGGCGGACTGAGGATCCTCCGTAACCGGAGGACGAACACGATGGGCGTCCGCGACCTCGTCGTTGACCAGAGCGGACGCGTCGTTGCAAACATTCGCCCCGGGGCCAATCCGCAGTTGCGGATGGTCGGTGAGGGCGCGAACCGCCGCCTCGTCGT